CCAAAGCCGTTTGATGTCGCGCTCGTTTTGCAGGCCCTTGCTTTCAAGCCGCACGAGCCACACCAGAAAGGCAATGCCAGCGGCCATTGGCTTCCATCCCGCTGCAATCCATTCTGGCATGGCTTCATTCCTCAACTGCCTCAGATGATGTCGTCAATAATTTCAACGCGAATGTATCCGTCATTTGGAAACGTCTCAACGCCCCCATCTGCGTAAACAACTTCGAACTCAGCCTGATACGATCCCACCGTGGAGATGTTCGCGCTTTGCCAATCATATCGCACAGTCCCCGATCCTGCGTTGACGATGCTCGCCGCTTCATCAACAGTTATCACGGCTCTACCAACTGGGCGCATGTGGAAGCGAACAGATGCCCCCGTTAAGTCAACCGCAGAGCCATCCGCTTCCTGTAATGTCGCCAGCATCGCCGGGCTGGTGTCGTTCTGTTTAATACGAAATGCCATTATGCAACTCTGTTTCTGTTGTCAACTGACTCGGTTGAAAGCTTCTGCTATTTGAACCCTATTTATAGAGTTTCCATTTACCGACACAACTCTACGGCCAGACGCATTATAGAACATCGGCGGTATAACAGGATTTCCCGTCGTGATCGTAACTGCATCAAAGCCATAGACGATCCTAGGTTCTGTGGTGTCTACAACAGGCCGGTCTGTGGTAATCGTCTGGGGAGATAGGTCGTGGACTTGTGCAATGTCAGTTTCACCAACAACAGGCTGACCTGTTGTGAGTCCGTCTGCACTAATGTTGTCCGTTTCTTGCGCGTCTACGTTGTTAACAAAGGGCGGGGCAGTGTTGATGTTTGCCGCTGCTAGGCCATGGACCTGTGAGACGCTGGATGCGCCCACGGTAGGTGAGCCAGTTGTTATGGCTGAAAGAGCAAGGTCGTGGTCTTGCGCGATGTTTGCCGCACCAACGATAGGCTCTGCGGTCGTGATAGCGTCAGCAGAAAGGTTGCTGGTGACGCTGATGCTTGGCGAGCCGACAGTTGGTGGCGCTGCATTGATGTTGTCGGCAGTGAGCGTGTGTTCTTGAGCGAACACTGCGGCGTCAACTACGGGAACACCTATCGTTATACCATTTGGCACGATCTGGTGGATTTGTGCCAGATCAGCAGAACCGACAGTTGGCGGCGCAGTTGTGAGCGGATCGCAAACAAAGGTCTCGTCCTGGGCCATCGTGATAGATGGAAAAGAGGGTTCGCCAGTTGTGATTCCGTCTGGGGTTAGATCGTGATCTTGGGCGACAATAGATGCGCCCAGAGTAGGTTGGCCCGTTGTGATAGGCTCTGCGCTTATGAAGGTCGTTTCTTGAATCGTTGCAGCATCAAGCGTTGGTGCGCCCGTTGTGATGCCGACAAGCGCAAGGTCGTGGTCTTGGGCTATGCTGGACGCGTCAACGGACGGGAATCCGCTTGCGATTGGGTCCGCATTAAACGTCTCGTCTTCCGACATCGTGATGCCGGGGATAAAAGGACTACCCGTTGTGATGCCGACAAGCGTAAGTTCATGCTCTTGAGTGACCGCCGGTGAGCCGACAACCGGACCGCCCGCAACAATGTCAGTGCCGCCTAATTCATGGACGACAACCGCATCATCATCTGCGATGGCTGCGCTGGTAAGAGGACTGAAACCCAGCATCGGTTACTCCGGCTCGGTCGGCCAAGTCACATCATCTGGGAAACCAGCCTGTTGCGGAATGTCACGCAAATCTTGGCGGTAGGTGGCCCATTCAGGTGCCACAGGCTCGCCCGCCTCGGACGCCTTGACCACGATCCAGTCGCAATCAGCAAGCATCTTATTGCGTAAGCTACGGGACTCGTCTGCATTCAGCGTGACCAAGGTCCACCCTAGAACCCACTCGTTGTATTCGTTAAGCGTGGGCAGGGTGTCCTTCACTGCTTTCTTGCCAGTGGGAACGTCGGGTTTACCAAGAGTGCGGACGCGGTAGACGCCCTGTGCATTGAGGTGCTTCGCAGGGACAACCTTGCCGTAGACCGTGTGCGGATTGTCTGCTCGGAAGGCGGCTTCTGTGTAGGGCTTTGGCTGCCCGTCGATGACTTTTACGAGTTCCATTACAGCACCTCCTCGTTAATAAGGTAGACGTTTGTGCCACCGTCAAGGGTGTAAAACTCGTAGGTCACTTTTTCTGTTGTGAACGGGTCAGTGGGCGGGTTTTGAATAGACGCAGGGAGTGTGGTGGTGGCAAAAAGGTCAGTGCTATACTGATAAACACTGTTACTAGAATTACCGGCTATGAACATCTTTGTGCCATCTGGCTTAAAGTCAATGCCAGTTGGTTTAGAATCTTCACTGCTCACACTAAAGCTTACACTGTCAAAACTTGCAGTTGATAAGTCCCAAGGCGTTGATAGTGTATAAGAATGAACACTGTCACTAGAACTTCCGACTATGAACATCTTCGTGCCATCTGGCTTAAAGTTAATGTCAGTTGGAGACGTATCTTCACTGCTCACACTAAAGCTTACACTGTCATAACTTGCAGTTGATAAGTCCCACTGTGTTGATAATGTATAAGAATAAACACTTTGACCAAAACTTCCGACTATGAACATCTTCGTGCCATCTGGCTTAAAGTGAATGTCAGTTGGTTTAGAATCTTCACTGCTCACATCAAAACTTACATTGTCAAAACTTGCAGTTGATAAGTCCCACGGTGTTGCTAATGTATAAGAATGAACACTGTCACTAAAACTTCCGACTATGAACATCTTTGTGCCATCTGGCTTAAAGTTAATGCCTTGTGGACCACCACTTTCACTGCTCACATCAAAACTTACATTGTCAAAACTTGCAGTTGATAAGTCCCAAGGCGTTGATAGTGTATAAGAATGAACACTTAGACTAACAAGACCGACTATGAACATCTTTGTGCCATCTGGCTTAAAGTGAATGCCAGATGGCACACTATCTTCACTGCTCACATCAAAACTTACATTGTCATAAAACGCATTTTCAATGCTAAACGATTCTAACAAGAACCCAATAAACGTATAACTCCACCGCGCCTCGGTCGGCACATTTGTAAAGCTAATCGTGGTGTCAGCCGTAAGTGTTCCAGCGTCAAAAAAGTTAAAGCTACCGACGTCAAGCGACTGCGATGCACCCGATACGGTCGTGGGGGCAAACCCTCCGCCTCCAGCATCCTCCCAAGCGTAGTCCGAACCATCCCAAGTCAGCACTTGGTCAGCCGTGGCCGTGCTTTGGTTTAGGTGAGCGTCTACGTCTGCATCGGTGTAACCAGAAGGCAAGCCAGTGAGACTTGACCCATCGCCCACAAAAGACGTTGCCGTGACGACATCAAACTCCGGGCTGTCAGTGGTGGCAACGCCTTGGTCTAGGGCTTTAACCGAAGCAATGTCTGTCAGTTCGCTGTCCATGAGCGCACCAGCATTGGTGACGTTGGTCGTGTCCGTGACGTCTGCGTTGGCTTCGATGCCGTCCAGCTTGGTCTTGTCGCCGTCAACAAAATCGCCCTCAGACGGAGGCTGCTGAATGTCTTTGTCGGCAGCCGTCACAAACACAACAGCAGAGCCTGACAGGTTGATTGCCGTCCCGCCGTCAGAACTCTCGCTCACAGTCCGGCTCAGCGTCGTCCCAGACGCCGTGTAGGTGCCGGTGCCGATCTCCCAGTTATCACCGTCCTCTATGACGTAGCGAACCACATCAGCGTCAACCACGCCAGCATCAGCAAAGGACTGGTAGCCGTCCTCAGCAGAGCCAAGGGTGATAGTTCCCGTGCCAGTCGTGGCCGTGGTCATCTTTGCGCGGTTGACTAGTTTGGTCATGGTTCACCTATTAGGCCGGGTCGGGGATGCCAATTGCGACGGACGACAGCGTGAACGTGTTGCCCGAGGTCACAGCCTGCGAAGCGGTGAGATCGCCAGTTGCCAGCAGGCGGGAGTTCGCCGTGTCCACAATCGCATAGTGGGTGGCGGTTCCAGTGCCAGTGACCGAGCCATCCGTGATAGCTGCCACAACAACCTCACGGCCACCCCCAGAGCGATCCTGTGGTGCGCCAATGGAAAGCGATGTGCTGTTACCCAGCGTGCTGGTGCTGGTTGCGTCGGTATAGTCTGTAGCCTCGCTATCCGTGATGTGGATTGCGTTTGCTTCTGTGTCTAGAACGGCCAGGCCGTTGTCGAACACGCGGTCGTCGAGAAAAGCCATTTTGGCCTCCTTTCATTTTGCATATGCCCCTCTGTATTCAAACAGAGGAAAGACTCCGATAGAAGGTGAGCGCTTCGCCGCGCTTGTGGTTGATTGTCGCCATGGGGCATCTCCTTGGGTTGTGCTCTTTATATCACGGACTGCCTGTTAGGGCAAAGGGTTAAAGTCTTGTCGGCCACTCAACATCTTCAGGAAAGCCGTCTTGCTTTGTTATATCGCGAAGGGCTTGGCGGTAGGTAGCCCATGCCTCTTTGTCTACGGGTGCGTCAGGAAGCTGGGTCCAATCGCAGTCTGCTAGCATTTTGCTTCGCTTACTACGGGCTTCTTGCGCCAAGGCGTCCGTCTCCGCTCCTGGCGGGGTGGCATCAACGACTGAGTGAACTTCTTGTTCTTGGTAAGTAGTTCCTACCAAGCCC